GCATGACAAACATTTTTAGTGTTTCAGGTAACACCTGGCAAGTTAAAGATTCATATCTTGATGTGCTTGCTAAATTGAATGAAGATTAATTTTATATTTTATATTATGAGGTGTGTAAATGGAACATTTATTATGGACGGAAAAATATCGTCCTAAAAGAATAGAAGACTGCATATTGCCTGAACGGTTGAAGAAACCATTTCAGGAGTATGTTAATCAAAGCAGTATTCCTAATCTTCTACTTGCTGGTGGTGCGGGTGTTGGTAAAACAACTGTCGCTAAGGCTATGTGTGAAGAAATTGGTTGTGATTATATGGTCATTAATGGTTCAGATGAATCAGGTATTGACATATTCAGAACCAAAATCAAAAGCTATGCTTCATCAATGTCACTTACTGGTGGCCGTAAAGTCATTATTATAGACGAAGCAGATTATCTACAAGCAAACTCAACTCAACCAGCTCTTCGTAGTGCGATAGAAGAATTCGCAGCTAATTGTTCATTCATCTTTACATGTAATTATAAATCTAAACTAATACAACCACTTCATTCGAGATGTGCTGTTATTGACTTCAGTCTTAAAGGTGATGAGAAGTCCTCTATGGCATCTCAATTCTTTAAGAAAATTCAAGGCATATTAGAATCTGAAGAAGTAATATATGATGATAAAGTAATTGCTGAAGTAATTAAGAAACACTTTCCAGATTTTCGTAGGGTGTTAAATGAGTTACAAAGATACAGCCAGTTTGGTAAAATTGATGTAGGTATTTTATCTCAAATTGAAAATGTTCAGATCGATGAAGTCATTAAGTATATTAAAGCAAAAAATTACTATGCTATTCGTAAATGGGTGGCTACAGCTGGGTTAGATGCTAATATGGTGTTTCGCCAAATATATGATGCTTTATATGAAGTTATGAAACCACATTTTGTACCACGAGCAGTTTTAATTATAGCTGACTATCAATATAAGAACGCATTTGTAGCTGATCCTGAAATCAATCTAGTTGCCTGTTTAACTGAATTGATGGCTAACTGTGAGTATATATGATAAATTATAGACAAGTAAAAACATATCCTATTAATAATGTGATTACAACTTTGTTTGGTCATGAATATGAGATAACATCATATCTAAAAGATAATGTCCAATGGAAAAAAGTTATGAGTGTTATGGTTTCTTACAAAAACAAATATAATGATTTTGCTGGAAGATTTCTGAAATCAACATTGGTTCATTATGCGATTTATAGGTTTTCAAACCATAAAATTAAATATATTGATGAGATTGGTTGTGATTTCTTTGTTCCAGAAAAAAACATAAGGTTAGAATTTAAGGGTGGACTAAAAATGTTTCAACATAACGCTAAAACAACAGTTAAAATTAAATTGAAAAATTTTAATGGATATGAAACGCCATTAGAAAAAACTTTTGATTATCTAGTGTTATGTGATGGTAATACTGTTGGTGTTGTTTCTTTTGAAAATATTTTACCTTATACAAGTAGAAAAGATGATGGAATCTATGGTAAAATACCATACAATGTTATAGAGTTTTTTATAGAAACCGGTAAAATAAAAGATACGAAAATCAATTTAATAGATATTGAAAAAAGAATAATAGAAGAAGCTTTAGATAAAGTAGAAGCCTCTTATGCGATTTGAAGATGAGGATCCGGCTAGGAGAAACAATTTACCATATCCTATGGATGTTGGTTCTCCAAAATTTGATTTAGTTCCAGTTAAATCACAAAAAGACCATATGCTTAATATCGCAAGATTAAGCGCTCAACAAGAGTATGATAGAATTATGGAATTGGTCAATGTGTTAAGAAAGCAAGCTGATCAAATTAAAAAAAGATTAGATTTAACCAATATGATTTATGATGCCCATTATGAGTTTCAAATAACTCAAGGACAAATATATTGGTTAATTTATAATAAAAGAACACAAAGAAATATGTTAATTATTAATGGTCCTAAAGATTGGAGTTCTGGACCACCTTTAGATTATGAATACATATGTGCTGTTAAGTCATTAGGTGACCACACATGGATAGAGATTGAAAGTGAGAAGATATGAGTGTATTTGATTATGTAAATGCGATATTAGAGAACAAGAAAGATTTAATTGTTGATGAGATATCTGAAAAATCATATGACGCTTTCATCGTAAATAGAGCCCTTTCTTTACATAAAGACTGTATATTTTATGCAAATGAAATGAATCGTTTGCATTTTTTAGATAAAAAACTACAGAATGATTTTTTACTAAATATAGTCAGGTCACAAAAGAGACCATTTGCTAAGTGGGTTTTTACTGAGAAAAGTGAAGATTTAAAATGTATAAAGCAAGTCTTTGGTTTCTCCAATATAAAAGCTCGTGAAGCCATTCGCTTACTTAGCAAAGAACAAATCCAAAAATTAAAAGAACAAACCGATACCGGTGGATTAGGAAAGAAAAATGGTTGATTTGAGTAAGTTCGTTGAAGTCATTTTCAATGAACCAGATGATTTTCTCAAAGTTCGTGAAACATTAACACGAATTGGAGTATCATCTCGTAAAGAAAAAGTTCTTTACCAGTCTTGTCATATTTTACATAAACAAGGACATTATTATATTGTTCATTTCAAAGAATTATTTGCATTAGATGGTAAACCATCCAATTTATCAGAAAATGACATACAAAGACGAAACGCAATCGCTAAACTATTAGAGGAGTGGGGTCTAATTAAGATACTAAATCCTAAACTATTAGAAAACAATATTGCACCACTTCACCAAATTAAAATCATCGCTTTTAAAGAAAAGGATGAATGGAGTTTAATTCCAAAATATAATATTGGTAAAAAACCACAGGAATATTAGTCAATCTGACTAAATATGGACGTGATGCCTTTTGGGTCACATTTTGAAAACTTGCTTATTTTAAGGAGAAAGCTATGACATTAAGTCGTTTAACACCGTTGTATCATACAACATTGGGTTTCGAAAACTTCTTTGATGAAGTTGAAAAACTATTAAATTCAGATTTTAAGAATACAACAACCTCATTTCCACCACATAACATTCTAAAACTAGATGATAATCATTACGTTGTAGAATTAGCTGTGGCAGGCTTTAGTAAAGAAGATATTGATGTATCTGTAAATGATGGTGAATTGATTATTAAAGGAAACAAAGAAGATAAAGCCGAATCTGGCGAATACCTACATAGAGGTATAGGTCTTCGTTCATTTACTAAGACTTTGCGTATTGCTGATACCGTAGAAGTTAAAGGTGCAGAATATAAAAATGGTATTTTAAAAATTGGTTTAGAAAATGTTATTCCTGACCATAAAAAACCTCGTAAGATTGAAATCGGTAAAGAATTAAATTTCTATAAACCAGAACTTCTTAACGAACAGGCAGCAGCAGTATAAGAGATGGAGGCTTCGGCCTCCACTTTTTTTAATAATAAATGGAGTATATTATGTTTGGTTCTGATAGTAACTTTAAAATGCCAAAAACAGTCAAAAGATTAATGGCAAGTTTTGGTGGTAGAAAAAAAATTGAATTTAAACATGCGATGATTAAAGCTATTGTAACCGCAGTCAAAGCGCCGCCACTTAAACGAGGAAAAAATATCGAAGAAAAGGATTAAAAAGATGGATTTAAAACAAAAACTAAGCGAAAATTTTTCATTAAACGAATTGACAAAAAGTGAAACAGCTATTCGAAATAATTTAGATAACACTCCAACACAAGAAGTTGTAAATAATTTAAAAACATTATGTGAAAATATTTTGCAACCAGTCCGTGAAGGATATGGTGTTGCAGTTAAAGTAAATTCTGGTTATAGAGCACCAGAAGTTAATGCAGCTGTAGGTGGTTCAAGAACATCTGACCATTGTAAAGGTCAGGCAGCAGACATTGAGATTCCAGGTGTACCTAATGCTGAATTAGCAGAATGGATTAAAGACAATTTAGATTTCACACAATTGATTCTTGAATTCTATACACCAGGTATTCCAGATTCTGGTTGGGTTCATGTATCTTATGATTCTAATAAAATCAAGAAACAAGCATTAACAGCGGTAAAAGAAAACGGCAAAACAGTTTATAAGCCAGGACTAATTGCCTAATTTAAACAGATAAACAGTAGTAGTAATTAATGATTTTTAGTAATGACTTTTAGCTGAAAGTGTTATAAAATATAAATGTTAAGTAATAATATTTAACAATAAAACTCAAGTTAGACCTTTGCAATTATATTGTATCTCTAACGATTTGGATTATAAATTAAAAACTTATCAATCTAAGGAGAAATAATATGTGGACAACACCATCAGCTCAAGAAATGCGTTTTGGCTTTGAAGTGACCATGTATGTAATGAATAAATAATAACAATATTCTTACAACATAAAACCTCACTTCGGTGAGGTTTTTTTTATTTGGAGTTTTATGATAAATAGAATCACAGGATTCACCTGTTCAACTTTTGATTTGCTTCATGCGGGTCATATTCTTATGCTTCGTGAAGCTAAATCTCAATGTGATTATTTAATTATTGGATTACAAACCAATCCATCCATTGATAGACCACAAACCAAAAATAAACCAGTTCAATCTATTGTTGAAAGATATGTTCAACTATCAGCTGTAAAATATGTTGATGAAATTATTGTGTATGAAACTGAAAAAGACCTTGAAGATTTGTTAATGTTTTTACCATTAAATAAAAGATTCATTGGTGAAGAATATCAAGGCAAAGATTTCACCGGAAAACAAATTTGTGTTGATCGTAACATAGATATAATATACAATTCAAGGACACATCGTTTTAGTTCTACTGAGCTTCGTCAAAGAACCTATCAACATGAATTAGAGAGAAAAACATAATGGCATTTCTAGTCCACAATTTACCACCAATTCAATGTTATGTAAAGAAAGAGTTTCTCTATGACTTTGAAAAAGGTTATGGAGAATACGAACCATGTATTTGGATTTCAATAAAGTGTATCAAAGGCCAAGCATTTCGTATTGGGG